CTGAAGTTACGCTTGAGACGCGAATAAAATCTCCGATGGCTGAACAAGCCGTCACTCCTTCCGACGCCACCAAATACATCCTGCCTGTTGCTGCGGGGTGCTTATTGGTCGGTGCCGGTGCTTACTGGTATGGGAGGTACCTGTTGTCCAAATTCTTGCATCGCGAGCCTGCTCATGAGGATCTGCGATTCTTGTTTAAGGACATGCAGATCCAAGCAGATGTAGAGGAACAGCAGGTGAGAAACCCTGATACCTCACATACGCATCCCGTCCATGCTAAGTACCGTTCCCTCGCGAGCGCTTTCGCTGTGCGGCTGGCCTCTAAGGCTGTTCTCGAACCTGAGTTCTACCAATGCTCTAAGCGTGATCTTGCGCTGGGGTATGCCGGCTCGCGCGAGTACTACGACTTTAAGGATGTTGTCGTTCGTCCCCTGTTGCCTAGCTCACATGCTGGGTTGCATGTCATGGTTGACGTCGACTACTACCCCGAGAGTCCGTTTGTATTCACCGATGGGAAGCCCATGTTCATGTACACCATTCTGCCTTCACAGGTGGGCCGTAGTGATAACGAGGTGACAGCCTCGTTCGATAAGGACGGTGTGTACCACATGAACGTTTCAGGAGGTGCTAAGTACCAACATCACCTCTGGAACCATACATCTGACGATGTTTTTGTCGTTGACCATGGTTACCTTTTTGGTCTGCTGGGTCCATTCACCGTGTACCAGCAAGATGTCAAACACGTGTTTGACGACCGGGCAGTCGTCTTATACACGCCCTTAGCGCATTACACCGGCTTCACAGCGGTAGTTGCACGCTGCGCGAGGGCACTCGGCCTGATCCGAGGGGCTAAATTGGAACGCTTGCGTCCGAACGTCTGCGAAGGCTTCGTTTGTTTGCGCTCCATGTCCTCGACTGGCACGACTGTGTCTATTGGGCGCGTTAATAGCCCCTACGCGCTCAACCTCCCTGAGACTGATTATGAAGCAGCACGCTGCCATTTTCTTTCCTGCGGAGACTCCTACGGACAAGCTCATGCGACCGTCGCATTAGAGTTGGAGAAGCGCATTGTGCAATTGCGCGGAAAGGCAGGGTTGTTGGCTGAGTTCTTTAAGGCCAATCCTGGACCACTGCCAATTTTGTCCATTGGAACCGCTGCGGTTGGTGATAGAAGGTACACGTTTAACCTGGATGGTGTTGTAGAAACGCCCATGGCCGTGCCTTTCATGAAGCCAATTGTTGTGGGTGGAGCTTACGTCCCACTCGGCGGTTTACCAGCCCAGATCCAAGCAGCAGAGGGTCGCGTCAAGAAGTTCACCGGCAACAGGGTGGATGAGATGCCTGTTAAGTACCTATCCCTCGTCGTCGAGTTTTGCAAGTTTGTCTTCCCTGACGCCTGCATTCTCGACCCCTGCACTATCGAAGAGGTTCTCGTCCGCCAACCTAGGCCGAGCCAGCAACAGAGGAACAAAGCTGCCATTGCTGGAAAACCTGACCCGCACAAGCTCCAAGTCTTCAACAAGCGTGAGACTTACGGGAAGCCAACCGATACGAGGATCATCAGCCCTGCACCGTCTATCATTATGCTCGAGTGGAGTCAGTACATGTACCCGCTCGCTGATCATTTTGCGCAGTTCACTGACTGCGGCCTTCCTGGCATTAGCGGTGGCAGAAGTTGTCCCTGGTACGCATTCGGAATGAAACCAGCGCAGGTGAATGAAGCTGTTGCAGCCGTTGCCGTGAGCGCTAAAGTAGGCATACTTGATACAGATGCGAACCGCTTCGACGGAAACGTCAAGTTGGCCCTTCGTGAATTTGATCAGATGCTGCTTGTCCGTGCGTACGCTAAGCGCCACCACGCCGCAATGCTTAAGTGCAGGCGTAAGACCTTTGGCTTTATTGCCCAAACAAATGGAGGATTCGAATACTGGACTGATGCTACACAGCTCTCCGGTTACCCCGACACTGCAGCGTTGAACTCCGCGCGCAGTGCCTTTTTCTCCTACGCGGCTTTGCGACTCCAGGGATTATCTCCTGATGAAGCGTGGAAAGGCCTCGGTCTTTATGGTGGGGATGATGGTTTCACCGCTGACCTGGATGCGGAAACCTTCCAAAGTGTGGCCCGTGACTTCGGGATGAGCATGGAATGCGTGCTCGTTAACCGGGGGGAGATGGGTGTGAACTTCTTGGGCAGGTACTATAGCCCTGAAGTGTTCACTGGTGATACTAACAGCATGATCGACTTCGGTCGCATGATTGTCAAGTTACACCTCACCGTTGATCAGGAAGTTGCCCTTCATCCACCTAAGGCTTGGGGCAAACTCGCTGAGAAGCTGACGAGCTTGGCTTGCACCGATATGAATACCCCTGTCGTGTACGAGTTGTTAGCCGCGGCTGAGCGGACTGGTCGTTGGAAATGCCCAACAGCTGAGGAAGCATCTTTCGTCGTCAATATCCGAGCACCATGGATGGACTACGTCATCGATCAAGCTTGCCTCAAGCTCAGCCTTGACCGCCAGGGACTTTGTGGTTGGCTCGGCCTCGTTAACACCGTCACCCAGTTGCTTAATTGCCCTGGGTTTGGTGAATCTGAGGTTGTGTTGCCAAAGGTTGCGGTCATCATGAACGGAGAAGTTGTCTTACCCGCTGGTGCAGAGTTGGGTCCAGACGACATCTTCAGACTAGGACGTAGTACACACATCCAGGTTCATGAAAGCAAAGCCAGTGCCAGTGCTGATGCTAAGGCTGCACGCCCACTATTGGACCCCAAAGGCAAGGAAGAGGCCGACGCTTGCACACATCCCATTGGTGTTAGCAAGACAACTGGTAAGCCTCTTACCTGCCCGTGCCAGTGGGCAGCACCCGGTCGAAAGAAGGAGGAGTCAGATGATCAATACGCGGAGCGCCGTGCAGCTTGGGAAACTAAGCGTGCTTGGGCAGCTAAGAACGCGGGCATCACCCTCTGATCAGGTGTTGGCACCAGGCAGTGAATAGCCTCAAAATCTCCTTGGCACATAGGATAATTGTGCAACAGGTGAACACCAGAGTGAGCCGGGGGGTCGTGCCCCCAGCGACCACAAATCGCTACGACTCAGTGCACCTGCCCCAGGCAAAGAAAAGCCTCAAAATCCCCCGGACTAACCGGGTAAACAAAAGGTCGGGCGTATAAGCTGCAATCGTCCAAGTTGTTCCGGTCGCACCGGTGTCCGAAATCGACAGTTAATCTGAAACGATGAACAACAACAACAACAGCAATGCACGCAGCGGCTCTGGCCGTAAGCGTTCTCGCAATGGTGCTGGGGGCAATCCTCCACCTGGTGCGCAACCTGCTACGAAGAAGCGAAAGGCCTCTCGACAGAACAGGAAGCGAACCGCTCGTCGAGGGCGCGCAGGAGCTGCAGCGGGAGCTGGCGAGCAGGCATTCGTTGCTGCCGCCTACGCCACGTCTCAAAGGACTGGCCAAGCCCAAATCTTCCGGAACGGCGTCGACAGTTGCCGAATCATTCACCGGGAGTTGGTCGCGAGTATTACTGGGAGTACCGCGTTCACCGTGGCGCAAGCGCTGGCCTTGAACCCTGGGCTAGCTGCGAGCTTCCCGTGGCTTTCCAATGAGGCTGCGGGGTGGGAGAAGTACAAGTTCAACGGACTTCGTTTCTGCTTCTATACTCGAACTGGGTCTAACGTGCCGGGCTCCATGATGCTGGCACCAGACTACGACGCATCTGATGCTGCACCTGCTTCTGAGGTGGCTGCATCTGCGTATGAGGACACAGAGGAGGATGCACCCTGGAAGGACATCTGCTGTGAACTCAAGGCGAGTGAGCTCATGGGCGACATGAAGGAGAGATATGTGCGCTTGGGGGCGCTTGCCGCAAATCAGGATATCAAGACATTTGATTGCGGCAATCTCTTTGCTTGCACAGTGGATGGCACCGCTGTCAACTGGGGCAAGCTGTGGGTTGAGTATGATGTGACTCTCATCACTCCCCACGTGCCACCTGGTGGCTTCCAAGCAGCAGGATGGATGGGAACCGATCCGACGGCAGCCAATGTGGCCGCGGCGACCCCATTTGGAACAGTCAACCCTGCGGGTGGAACTGTTATCCTGGCTGCCTCAGCCACCAACGTCCTGTCCATTGCCAACGTACAAGTTGGCCAGGAGATTGAGGTCTCGTTTGCCACAGCGGGAACCGTCATCACTGCGTGTCACCAAGGAACACCAGTCGGGATCACTGCGAAGATTCAGTTTCAAGACTTGATCAACGCCGCTGCCACGGATGCAGGTTGCGTCGGGACGTACGTCGTGACGGCAGCCAATCCGACCTTGGTCATCACTCTCACAGCGACATCTGTCGTTGAGTCGCAGTGTGTGGTGACTGTGCTCGCTCCAAA